GTATGACTAGAAAGCCAAACATTGGCGCATTAACGGGCGAAGAAAAGCCAGGAGAAGAACAGAATGAGTGATGAAAGCGCAGTAGCAGAGGTCGTCGTCAATGAACCAGAAGTTAACCTGGAACCAACGGAAACGGTTGATTCGGCTCTGCTGGACAGCGAGGAGCCTGAAGCGCAAGAAGCTGCACAAGATACTGAAGAAGCTCTTGACAAGAAAGATCCATGGTACAAGAAACGTATTGATGAACTCACCAGGGATAAACACGAAGCTCGTAGACAAGCGGAAAGGCTTGAGAAGCTACTTGAACAACAGGAGCAGATGCTTAAACAGTTTGCTCCGAAGAATGAACCACAAGCGTCAAGGTTAACGCCACCAGATCCTAATGACTTTGCTGGAGGACAATATGATCCAAGGTATATGGACGCAATGCTTCAATATACTAGAGTGTCTGCGGTTGAAGAAGCCAAAGCAGCAGTCGCAGCAGAATATGAACAGCGAGCGGCGACACAAAGCGCTATGGCTGCACAGGCGAAGCTAGAAGCGGCAGAAACTGCAACAAGAGCTAAGTTTGCTGATTATGATACGGTCATTGAAGGAATCACATCAGATCCAAGACTGGCCCAGAACCCTACGATCAGACAGGCTCTGCTGGGAATGGATAATGGTCCAGAGATTGCCTATATGCTTGGCCGCAATCTAGATGTTGCGTATGAGATTGCTGGCATGGACAACCCTATTGCTGCTGGCATGAAGTTAGCGGAAATCATTAACCGCTCTCCGAGGGCTAAGTCTAACGCGCCAACTCCAATCAAGCCACTCAATGGTGCTGCTGGAGGAGTTCCAAGGAATGTTAAGAGCTATGCTGAGATGACGACTGCCGAATATATCGCTGCTAGAAACGCTGAAGATTTGGCTAAAAAACAAGCAATGATGAAGAGATAAGTATTTGCCAGCATAGCTCAGTAGGTAGAGCGCGATCTTTGTAAGTTCGATGTCGCGGGTTCGATTCCTGCTGCTGGCTCCAGATAATATGATATAGGTATTCGGTGCTAGAAATAGCACTTTTCATACTCCTCACTCATAGCCAGAACTTAAAACACTCTGGCTTTTTTTGTGCTTGACATTTGTTTATTTGTGATACAATCGGACTTACCAGTAACGTAGCTGGCCCAGTACGTTATTGCGGCAAATCAGATCATTCGAGGGATTGGCTCCTATCTGAGAAAATGAACGGGCAAAAAACCTTTTCCTTTCTCTATTTGGAGTAAATGCTATGAGCAATCAGTTGCTTACTATTAGCATGATTACGAACGAAGCTCTGCGTATCCTTACCAACCAGCTCGTTTTTACTCGTGCAGTATCTCGTCAGTATGACGATAAATTCGCTATCGAAGGCGCAAAGATCGGTACTACTATCAACCTGCGTAAGCCACCAAGGTATGTAGGCCGTACTGGTCCAGCACTTCAGATTGAATCTTCAGTTGAAACCTATGTTCCTTTGACACTCGGCACTCAGTTCGGTGTGGACATGGCGTTTACAACTCAGGATCTCACGATGAACATCAGTGATTTCTCTGATCGTTTCATCAAGCCAGCCGTTGCAGCAGTTGCTAACAAGATCGACTATGACGGTCTTCAGCAGTTCTTGAATGTATACAACATGGTCGGCACTCCTGGTCAGTTGACTGGTGCTACTGCTCCCACACAGGCTCAGTCTACGGCGGCTATTCTTGCTGCTCGTGCGCGTCTGAACCAGGAAGCGGCTCCAGTTGATGAAGAGCGTCATTTTGTTGTTGATCCTGCTACTGAAGTAGGTATCGTCAATGGTCTGACTAACCTGTTTAATCCGCAGGGAACTATCTCCAGCATCTTCAAGAAAGGCGCTCTGGGCGATAGTACATTAGGATTTAATTTCGCAATGGACCAAAATGTGAGCAGCTTCACCACTGGTACGGCTACTGCATTTACAGTATCTGCACAGTCTGGTGGTTCAGTTCAGACTAATGCTCAGACCAGCTTTGCTCTGACCATTTCTTCTCTGTCTGGCACGATGCCTGCTGGTACTGTTTTCACCATTCCTAACGTCTATGCAGTTAACCCACAGAATCGTCAGTCTACTGGCGCTCTGCGTAACTTCGTTGTCGTTTCTGGTGGTACGAACGGTTCTACTAGCATCAACGTATACCCAACGCCGATCTTCTCTGGTCAGTTCCAGAACGTAACCAGTTCAACTGGTACGATTCCTTCTGGCACAGCAACGATCATCTCTGGTGCGTCTGGTACAGCAACTTCTTATGCAAACAGCATGGCGTTCCATCGTGATGCTTTCGCATTTGGTACTGCTGACCTGATTCTTCCACAGGGCGTTGATATGGCAGGTCGCGCAGCCGCTGATGGCGTTTCTATTCGTCTGGTTCGCCAGTACGATATTAACTCTGACCAGTTGCCTTGCCGTCTGGATGTTCTGTATGGCTGGTCAACGGTCTATCCAGAACTTGCCGTTCGCGTAACAGGTTAATAGGAGTAAACAACAATGGCTAATCCAGGTCCAAATATTGTAAGTCCTACATATGTACGGGCTAATGCAATTATCTCACTGCCAGTTACCTTTACCTCTGGTCAGGTTGCAGCATCATCAGTCACTGAAATTGCTTTCACCCTTAGTGGTGTAGCACTTGGTGACTATGTTTCTGTAAATCCAACCAAGGCTATCGGTACTGACATGGCTATTTCTTATGCCTATGTCTCTGCTGCGAATACCATTAAGATTGCATATGTTAAGACATCTGCAAGCACTGGTACTCCTGCTTCTGACACTTATCTCGTCAATGTGATTCGTGCGGAACCAGATCTGTCTAACTTCGGTGTGACAGGCGGTCAGGTCAACTATGGCAGTATCGCTGGCGCAACAGCCGTCTAAAGGCTAAAATGAAACGGGGAGATTTCGGTCTCCCTGTTTTCTTTATGGAGTAAAATATGGACTTTCCATGTTCGGTTCACAAAGGCAGTTATGAAATCAGCAAGATTGCTGTCGATGCCAATGAACTCAAAGAATTCAAAGCGGATGGTTGGATGACCAGCGCAGAATGGTACGGTGAAATCTCCGAACCATTAGATATGCCAAAGCCTCGCGGACGTAGGCCAAAGACAGATGATGAATGATCTCATTGCTCTTCTGTTCTTAGCGCGGGAAATAGCGCACAGAGAACATCTTAAGACTCGCTCATTCGCCGCTCACATGGCATTGGGCGATTTTTATAACGCAATCGTGGAAAAAGCAGATGCCATTGCTGAGTCATACCAAGGATGCGAAGGAGTATTGCTTAATATTCCGTATCTTAAGAACACTGCAAGAGGTTCAACTGAGACTGTTCTACGCAGCCATCTGGACTGGATCAAAAAGAACAGATATAAAGCGATTAGCGCGGATGAAACGGCAGTTCAAAACTTGATTGATGAAGCAGTTGAGATATATCAGACGCTTCTTTACAAACTTAAATTTCTCTCATAGGTGCAATTATGCCAAATTGGTTAGACACTCCAGGTAAAAATGTCCCAGGTAATACTGGTGTAGTTCCAGCACCAAATCGGCCATTGGGTTACCAGCAGATTGGTACGGTTTCTAGCGCGATTGGCTTGACTGTTCCTATGGGTGCGCTTGTTGCACTTATTCAGGCAGAATCACAGGATGTACGCTGGAGAGATGATGGCACTAATCCTACGTCAACTAGCGGAATGACGATTGCTGCTGGAACGATCCTTCCGTACACTGGCGATCTTTCAGCGATTAAATTCATTGAAGCTGCTGCTTCTGCAAAAGTCAGCGTTAGCTACTACGGTTAACGATTATGTTTCAGTTGCTTGGAATGTTTTCTGCTGCTCTTGGAATGTTTGCATCTGGTGCATCAGGTACAGCATTGTCAGAAACCTTTGACATCACCACTGAGTCAGTAAATCCATTGATAACTGAATCTGGCGACAATATCATCACGGAGTAATTTGAATGGCTAACGTAAAGATTTCCGGCTTACCGGCTGCAACTTCTATAACTGCTGGCACTGATGTTGCGCCACTGGTATCGGGCGGTATTACTACTAAGGCCACTCCTCAACAGATTGTAAATGCTGGTCTATTAGCTCCTGGTGCGATTGGAAGCACAACTCCTAGCACAGGCAAATTCACAACAGTTGAATCAACTATTGCAACTGGAACAGCACCATTCACTGTTGCATCAACTACAAATGTAGCTAATCTCAACGCAAGCTCATTAGGTGGTGCTACATTTGCTTCTCCTGGTGCAATTGGTAGCGGCACTGCAAGTACGGGCGCTTTTACCACTCTTTCAGCATCTAGCACTGTTTCTGGTACTGGATTTAGCACTTATTTGCTGTCTCCTCCTGCTATCGGAACAACGGCTCCTGCTGCTGGTAAATTTACCGATCTAACCAGCACTGGCAACACAACTATCGGTGATGCTTCAACTGATACGTTTACTGTATATCCAGCAACTGTTTCACTGATCAATAGTACTGCAATCACTGCTGCAAGCACTAAAACGCTTACGTTAAATGGTGGTGCTGGATCAAATGGTCTGGTGATTGATGCAAGCAATAATGTATTGATTGGAACAGCATCAACAGTATCTGGTGGGGCTAAATTACAAACATTAGACGGAATTACATTTCCAGCAACACAAGTTGCATCAGCCAATGTTAATACTTTAGATGATTATGAAGAAGGGACATGGAGTCCAGTATTAAATAGTTTTACTGGAACAACTGGCTGGACATCATCTGGAACATATACAAAAATAGGCCGAATTGTTTATGTAACATTAGTTATAAGTCCTGGTTCTGGATCAATAACATCAGTAGCTAATTCTTCTGCTGTTAGCGGAATCCCATTTAATATTTCTCAATCTTCTGCTACATCTTGGTCTACTAATTATATTGATACTTTAGGAACTGGTGTTATTTATACTGGTGGAACTTTATGGAATTCTCCATCATTTGTTGTAACTAATGCAAAAACTATAGTTGCATCAGGTGTTTATATTACTTCAACTTAAAAAACATATTATGTCACTCATAAAAGAAACCGTTATTGATCAAATCACTGTCACTGAAAATGGCATCGTTCTCTACCGAGAAGCAACTCGTATCATAGAGGATGGAATCAAGATCAGTGAAACTTACCATCGGTCTTCATTAAATCCGGGTCAGGACTTGACCGATATTCCTGAGCAAGTAGCGGCGCATTGCGTTACTGCTTGGACTCCAGAAGTAATAAATGCTTATAAAGATCAAATTTTTAAAAATATTGAATCAGAGTAAATAATTTTTAAATTAAAACTCAATAAGGTAAAAGTTTATGTCATCACTTGCCAATCAACAAATTAATTCATCGTTTTCTGGACTATTGCAAATTCCTGGCGGCATTACTTCTACCTTGCAAACAGTTCAAGATGGAAATGGTAATCCAACAGGATTAAGCCTTAGTTCTACTGGAGCTGGATCAATAACAGTATCTCAATTTGCTCCATCAGTTAATGGAGTAAGAATAACTGGGTCAATTAACAGATTGATCAATGATGGATTTGGAGATTTTGTATCAGTAAAAGATTTTGGGGCTGTAGGAGATGGAATAACTGATGATACTGCTGCAATTCAATCAGCAATAAATCATATTGGAAATTCTACATATAGAGGAACAGTTTATATTCCATCTGGCGCATATAAAATTACATCTTCACTTCGATTAACGCCAGTGGGAAATGCCAATGGATTACCATTTAATCCTATGGTAATTCGTGGCGATGGTTGGAATACTCAACTTAACAATGTAGCACCATCAAATAATCCAACATTTAATTTATCTGGATCTACTGGCGTAGAAATAAACGATCTTTTATTTACTGGAAATACACCATATCCAAATAATGGCATTTTAATAAATGGAACATCTAATAATGTTTATTTTTGGGCTATTAAAAATTGTGTATTTCAGATGGCTGGAGATGGAATTAAATTAACAAATACTAATACTGGATTGATTAGAGATTGTAAATTTTGGCCTGATACAAGTGTTAATGGTGGAAACGCGCCTTGGATCCCGCAAAACATTACGTTTAGTTCAGTTGGTCACGGTATTCATATTACTGGCGATTATACTCACAACATAATGATTGACAATTGCTCGGCTTTATCATATTCAGGATTTGCTGTTGGATCATGTGGTATTCGTAGCGAAACAACATATCAATGCAATGGAATTAATGTTATTGGTGGTTTATATCAATCACTTGATGCAACAACAAGCACAGTAAATTGTGCCATTTCAGCAGATCATTGGGTTTCAGCAGTAGTTGAAGGATTATATATTGAAAATGCAACTTTAAAATTTACTGATCTTTCGACTTCTAGAATCAGCAATTGTTCAAATGGTGGTGTTGGTGGTTCACTTATTCTTGGAGTAAATTGCCAATGGAATTTTATCCAAGGAATATATTGTTTATCAGGATCAATGGATGGCTCAATAGGGTCAACAGTTGTTGGATCTGTTTTTGGTTCTTTTTCTGATACTAATATTCCACAATATTCTAATCCAAATAGATATATTAATTGCACTTTAGGAACTGGCAATTACGTTCGTGATAGAGCTTTGTTATGGAAAAAAGGAGAAACAGGAACTGGAACGGTTACTCCAAATCCTTTATCTAATCAATATTTGCTTATTAGAGTTTCATCTGGTTCTGGATTTACTATTGCATCTCCATCAAGTAAATATGATGCAAGTCCTTTAATAGTAACTATTCAAAACGAAAGCGGCGGCGCAATGGGAACTATTACATGGAGTAGTATATTTAAAATGAGTGCTTGGACAAATCCAGCAAACGGATACAATAGAACAATATCTTTTATCTATGATTTAGATTTTAATTGCTGGAGACAAACTTCGCAAACTGGTGTAGATATTCCAAATTAAGGATAAAAATATGCCTAGTTATGTTTCTAAGTATTTTACTATTGATTTAGTTCCGCAGCTGGGTGGTCAACTTGGTGAGTATGCTTATAAAGTTACTTATCATGGGACCACTACGGCTGTTCCGATCTTTGAAGATCAGGCATTAAGCTCTGGTATACCTAATCCAGCGATTAACACAACTAGGAACATTTCATTCTGGGTTGCTGATGGATCAGTTCAATATGACATCACTGTTTATGACGGTAATTTAACCAGTACTGTTGTCATTCAGAACATTTGGTCATTACCAGCGCCGATATGGGTTGATGTATCTACGTTTTGGTCAAATGAGCCAGCAGAATGGGCATGGGTTAATCCTTACAGCGTAAGCGTTAAGAAGGTCGCCAATGTAGGTCAGATGTATACGGCAAATGACTTGGTGCGGGCAGCAATGCGCTTGATTCAGGTTTCTGCTGTTGATACTGATCTGACTGCTAGTGAACTTAAAGACGGCATCGAATCGCTTAACCGCATGATTGATTCCTGGTCGCTTGAAGAGCTAATGCTTTATCAGGTGATTAGAGAGCAATTTGAGCTTCAATCGGGTCAAAATCCTTATTCTATCGGTCTTGGCGGCGACTGGGACACAACTCGGCCAACTAAGATCGTAGGCGCATATCTAACGCTAAACAATGGGGCTATTCCTGTTGATTATCCAATGATCGTGCTGAATTATGATGATTACAACGCGATCAGGCTAAAAACTCTTAGCACTAACTTTCCAGGGTATTTGTACTATCAGCCTAGTTTTCCTATCGCTGAAGCGTACATTTATCCGATTTTCTCGCCAAATGATCCTAGCACTCAAGGTCCAGCTTATGTGACGATCACTAGCTGGAAGCCATTTGACATGGTGGTTGATCCTACGGCTTACATTGCTTTGCCTCCTGGCTACTGGGAAGCCATTGTATTCAATCTTGCAACTCGAATTGCTGAAGAGTATCAGTTTGACATGCGGCCATCGACGCTTCAGTTAGCTCAAGCGGCTCTGAAAAAAATTAAACGAATGAATCAGCGCACAATGACATTGCAGACCGATGTTGCACTGATGAACACTAGCCAATTGCGATACAATATCTACTCCGATGGCTGGGGTAGATAATCATGCCAGATTCAATTGAACTTCCTATTCTCGGCACTGGAATAGCTGGTCGTTCTCGAGCTGTAACCGCTCAGAAACGGCAAAATATCTTTATTGATATTAAGCCTGAGAAGGACAAGAATGAACTTGCGGCTTATGGGACTCCAGGGCTGAAGTTATTCTGCAATGTCGGTGAATTTCCACTGCGGGGAATGTGGTGGTTACAGTCTGAAAATCTGCTTTATGCTGTCTCTTATGACACGTTTATTGAGGTGCGCGGTGACGGCACTTTCGTTAATCGCGGCACGTTAAACAGTCTATCTGGTTATGTTTCAATGACCGATAATGGTCAACAGGTGATGCTGGTAGATGGTGATGACGGATATATCTATCAGCCAAAGACTGGTGATTTGCCATATATCAAGCCGTTAAGAGTAGGCGCTAATTATAAGTCTGATGGCACAACAGTTACCGTAACGATGTTGCAGCCGTATGTAGATTTATACATTACTGTCGGCCAGTCTGTTGCTATCACTGCCAACACAGGACCAGTGCCGAGCGGTTCTTATACCGTTTTAACTAAAGCAGCGAATCAATTTACTTTTAGTTACACTAGCGCGGCTACTACTAGTGATTCTTTTTACATTGGGAACACTGTTGGCGTTCGAGTCAATGAGCCATATTGCAATCGCAAAACTGGCGAAACAGTAGAAGTTAAGTCTATAACTGGAGGTATTCCAGATGGAAATTACACTGTCAATCGCGGCACATACAATGACGGCAATCTGATAGTAGGAAATACCTATGTAATCACAAGTGTCGGAACTAGTTTGTTCACAAACATTGGAGCGCCATTAAATGAAGTAGGGACCAGATTCTCAGCTACTGGCACAACTGCTGGCACACAGCCTGATGACACTACAACTGCTGGTAATGGAACTGTTGTCGATGCTGATTACTGGTATACAACAGACAACACTACTGGCACTTCAATCAATGGAACGCTGCAAGTAGTCAACAACTTCAGAAATATCAAAGACACTTATGATGGCGCGGCTTTCCCTGGCGCTAATAGCGTTACTTTTATTGATAGCTATTTTGTAATCAACAATCCAGGAACTAAACAATTCTGGCTATCTGGTCAGTACGATGGATTTTTCTGGGACCCATTGCAGTACGCCAGCAAAGAGGCTTATACGGATGATCTGGTTGCTGTTGCGGTAGACAATGGCAATCTAGTTCTGTTTGGCGCTATATCTCTCGAATACTGGCAGAACTCTGGCGGTTTTCCATTCCCGTTCACTAGAATTGCTGGTTCTCCAACTGATGTTGGTCTTGCTGCTAGGGCTACTTTGTCTCGATGTGCTGGACAAATGTTTTTCCTTGGCCGAACTCGTCGCGGTGGTTTGTCGGTCTTCAGAATTCAGAATTATCAGCCTACTCCAGTGTCAACGTCAGATCTTGACTATTTATTTAGTCAATATGTTAATCCTGGTGATGCAGTTGCGTTCTCTTACCGTCAGAATGGTCATGAGTTCTATGAATTGAACTTTGAGGAGCAGGGCGTAACTTGGCTATTTGATGCGACATCAGATGCTTGGAGCGTTCTACAGTCCGGCACTTCAACTAGACATTATGCTAATCGGGGCGCTCAGTATTACAACAAAATGATCGTTGCTGACTATCGCAATGGCAATCTGTATGAGCTTGACGCACAAACATATACAGACAATGGTGAGTTGATTGCTAGAGAATTGATCACTCCTCACTTTTTCGCTGGCACTAGCTTTAACAAGTTGCATATCTATCGCTTGCGATTGGATATGGAGCAAGGTATCGGTCTTGTTGATGGTCAAGGATCAGATCCTCAAGTCATGCTACAAGTTAGCCGTGATGGTGGATTCACCTATGGCAATGAAATGTGGACTACTCCTGGTGCTATGGGCGAATATTTGCACAGAGCGGAATGGCGCAGACTTGGCGTATCTCGTAACTATGTATTTAAGTTTCGCATTACTGATCCAGTGAAAGTTGTCCTGATTAGTGCGGCGGCTTATGCAACGATGGCGGCAAAATGAGCTTTCCAAAAGCGCCATTTCAATCAATCATTGCTGACAGCACTAGCAAGGTCTTTGGCGTATGGCAGCAATGGTTTGACCGCACTCAGGCTGTTCTAAATGCGGTCACTAGCAGCGGAAGGACCATTGATAGGCCAACTGGTAATTTGTATGTAGGCCAGCAGTTCTTTGACACTGATCTAAATCAGGAAGTGTTTTGGAATGGCACAACATGGACCACTAGCGGCAATGGTTCAGTTACTGTTGGCACAACTACAACTGGCGCTCCAGGGACTGATGCGGCGGTAGTTAATGTTGGAACTTCAACTAGTGCAGTGCTGGATTTCACCATTCCTGCTGGTGCTACTGGCGCAACTGGTTCTACTGGCAAAACTGGTGCAAATGGATTGTCTTCAACAGTAAATGTTGGAACTACAATCACTGGCGCGGCTGGAACAAATGCTGTTGTAACCAACTCTGGCACTTCTAGCGATGCTGTTCTTAATTTCATTATTCCTAGAGGCAACACTGGCGCTCAAGGTCCAATGGGTCCGGCTGGTCCAGTGTCTTATGCTTCCTATGGTTCTTTTTACGATACTAACGCTAGTCAAACAGCAGCAAATACAACAACAGCATATCCGATTAAGATCAATACAACTGCTGAAGCTATTGACGTTTCTATTGCAAATGATTTATCTGGAGATCCAACTTTAATCACATTTGCGGTCGCTGGAGTATACAATATTCAATATAGTCTTCAGTTTACTAACACTGATACTCAGATTCGTAACGTCAATGTATGGTTGAGGAAAAATGACACTGGATCAACTGGTGATGTTGCATATTCAAATAGTCTTTATGCAATCACCAGTAAACATGGCAGCATAAATGGGCAAATGATTGCAGCAATCAATTATGTTCTATCATTAAATGCTGGTGATTATTTACAATTGATGTGGCAGCCGGAAAGCACAAATGTTTATATTGAAACTATCTCAGCAGGGACAACTCCGACAACTCCAGTGACTCCTGGCGTTATCTTAACCGCATGTCAAGTAAGGTGATTTATGCCATTGAAATCAGGTTCTAGCAAAAAAACTGTTTCTTCTAACATCAAGACTGAGATGGCTGCTGGTAAGCCTCAGAAGCAAGCAGTTGCGATTGCAATGTCTAAGGCTGGAATGTCAAAGTGCAACAAGACTAAGCCTTGCATGAAGAAAAAATGATTGATTACATGGTCATTGCTTTGCCTAGATCTGGCACTGCATGGGTGGCAAATCTATTGACTACTGGCGATGACATTTGCTTGCATGAATCATTCATGAAAGAAACCCTGGAAACTCTTGATAATAAAGAACATTCTGGACTTTTAGGGATTTCTGAGACTAGTGCGATATTTTTTGCAAATGAAATTAACAAGCATCCTGCTAAAAAGTTAATCATTGAACGTCCATTAGATGAGGTTAATAATTCTTTAATGGGCCTTGGATTTTATACTTTTACTTCTGAAATCAATAGTTTGTTAAATAGCATAGAAGGCTATAAAATTAGCTTTAATGATTTGTTCAATGCCGATTCTATGGGCAAAGCCTATGAGTTTTTAACAGGCAAAAAAATGAACAAAGATCGACATGAATTACTTTGCTCTTTTGGCGTTCAGAATATTTTTGCAATTGAAGCTGTTAGGAACATGTTGTGAATAATTTGCTGCCAATTGGATCTATTGACATTGTTCCAGCGCTATTGCAATTGAAGCGCAATCCGCAATTCTGGAATTTGTATACAAATCGAACGGAAAACTATACAAGTCCTCATTCTGGCATATCTGACATTTGGATCAGATACAGGGATTACAAAGACTTCAATGGCAATTGGGCTGATTTCAATGAAGAGCATGATCCGATCTGGTATGAAGCATCAGATGCTATGCCAGCATTTAAGGATATTGCGTTTCAAATCATGTCTAATGTTCGCGGTGAAAGACTTGGCGGTATTTTGATCACTAAGATTCCTCCTGGTGCTGCGGTGGCTCCGCATATAGATGCAAGCTGGCATGCTGCTTATTATGATAAATATGCAGTTCAGCTAGAAAGCCATCCAGATCAAGCATTTTGCTTTGATGAAGGCGAATATTCTGCTAGTCCTGGTGAGGTTTACTGGTTTAACAATCAAGTGACTCATTGGGTAAGGAATGATTCGCCAATTGATAGAATTACTTTAATCGTTTGTATTCGCTCAGATAGGAGGCAGTTATGCCATTTGCATTAGCAGCAGGGGTAATCGGAACGGGTGTTAGTGCTGGCATGAGTTCTTCATCAGCAGCAGCGGCACAGAAAGCACAACAGCAAGCCGCTATGATGCGGATGCAATTAGCTGAAAACGCTAAAAACAAATATTTTAAAGAACAAGCGCCATATTCTCAATTTGGCTATGGTCAGTTGCCATTGTATGAGCAACAATTAGGCGCTTATGAAGCTGCACTTCCTGGTTATGGTCAAAGACTAAGTGCTTATGATCAAGCTCAACAGAATTACGCTAATCAAGGCATTGGCGGTGTAAATACTGCAATGGGCCAATATCAGGGCGCTCTTGATCAATTTGGACAAGCTAGAGGTCAGTACCAAGGCGCATTAGGTCAGTATGGTCAGGCCATGGATAAATATGGTCAAGCTATGGATCGGTATAACGCCGCCATTCCTGAGATGACTCAAGCCTATGGAATGGATCAGTACAAGCAGTCGCCGTTGTATACGCCAATGGTTAACAACCTGGCTGAATTACAGGCTACTCCAGGTTATCAGTTCCAATTGCAACAGGGTCAACAGCAGTTAGGACAATCTGCTGCTGCTCGCGGTGGATTGCTATCTGGCGCTCAAATGAAAGCCTCGCAGAATTACGCGCAGAATCAAGCATCTACTGGATTTCAGAACGCTTGGCAAAGATCACAAGACGCTTATGGAAAAGCATTTGGTCAGAATCTTCAGACTCAGCAGCAAATGGGCAATGTCCTTATGGGTGGAGCTAATCTTGCTGGAACCAATGTTGGCTATTATGGCAATAATGTTGGCTATTACGGCCAAGGTGTAGGCCAAGCTGCAACAGGTGCTGGTTTATATGGTCAAGGCGTAGATCAGGCAATGGGTCGCGCTGGACTTTATCAAAACGCTGCTGGCATGGCTGGAACGGCCGCTAATCTTTATGGTCAGGGTCTTGGCTATTCTCAGCAAGCATTGCAGAATCGAGCTAATGCTCTTAATTTTGGCTATGGTGCTTTGCAAGATAAAAATGCTATGCGTCAATGGGCTGCTGGCCTTGCATCAGGTGCTGTTACTGATTATGGCAATGCTAAGGCACAAGGCTCTTTAGCACAAGGTCAGATCATTGGCAATGCTGTTGGTCAGGGTCTTAATGCTATTGGTGGATTTGGTGTAAATCAAGGCTGGTTTGGCGGTGGCGGTGGTGGTTCTGCTGGGTCTTTTGGCTCTGGAGCTAATCAAGCACAACAAAATTATCTTTCTGGCAAAGCCTAAATAACAGTTTTTTATAGGAGATTCTAATGCCAGCTTTTGATTTGTCTGGAATGTATAAAGATCTTGCAGAGTCAATTCCTGGCTATGGAAATGTAGCCAAAGGCGCAATGCAACAACAAGAACTCATGAATCGTTCTCTGGAATATCAAAAAGCCAAAGAAGATTTTGAGGCACAAAAAGGATTGAGAGCGTTGTTTGCTCAAAATCCTAATGCCAGCATTGAAGAAGCCGCTCAATATAGTCCGGCTTTTGCTCAGGAATTGATGAAGAATCGTTTTGCTATGCAGAAGGATCTTCTTGGAATGGAAGAAACTCAGCAAAAGATGGAGAAGGGTCGAAAAGAAATGTCTGAAATGGATCGAAAGATTGTTTCAGAAACTCTTGGGCCAATTGCTGAACATGCACTAATCACTGGCGACATGGAAGGTTATAAACAAGCTGTTGGACGCGCTGCTTCTGACTTGAAGTCTCGCGGAATTAGTCTTCCGATGAACTTTGATCCGGCACAGCACACTCCAGATGCTGTACTGCGTAACGCTACTGGCGGTGGATATAGATCTCAATTGCTTGAGCAGCAAAGGGATGTCGCCACTCAACAACAGTTGTCTCAGGTTCCTGGTAGACCATCTGGTCCAAGTGTGCAGATGACTCCAGAAGGTTATCCAATGCAAGTACCTGGTGCTGCTCCTAATGGTCCTCCTATGGGTGGTGGATATGGCGGTGGACAACAACCAATGTTTAGGAATCCTCCTACTGGCACTGGATTAGCTGCTCCACCAGGAATGTCACCGGCTCCTCAACAACCGATGCAGTCTGAGCCACAGTCAAATATTCCAGCACAGGATATTGATGCTTTCAGGGCTTACTATCAGTCACTTCCTCCAGGTAGAGAAAAAGATGCTGCTAGAAATGCTCTTGCTAAAGCTGCTAGAGAATCTGTCCCTGTCGGTGGAGTACATGCAGATCAGGCGCAAGTAACTACACCAGAAGAGCTTGCCATTATTAGAAGGGAAAATGAAGCTGCCACTTTTGGTGCTAAAGAGGAAGCAAAAGGTCGAGCAGAAAAACAACTTCAGATTGAACAAAGAAAAGAAACTCTTGGAAATATTCCAGATAGAGCATCCATTGAATCTTTAATTGATGAATCAATTGGATCTGGCGCTGAACAAGTTGTAAAAGGCGTTGCTATGCCCATGGTCGGCATGAGTTCTAAAGCTCTTGAAGCAACTAAACAGCTTGAAGTTCTTTCGCCACAATTGAAAAGTTTAACTAAATCAATGGCTGGTGCTGGATCTATTTCAGATGCAGAACAAAAAATGATGTCTGATGCGGCTGGCGCTATTGCTGATCCTAAAATGCCTCCAGAAGCTAGAAAGGCTGCTTTCCGTACGTTTATGGATGTCATGGAAAAATCTACTGGCAAAGACAATGCAAGCACTGGTTTGCAAATAGGTCATGAAGAAAATGGCTATATCTATAAAGGCGGCGATCCAGGCAAGCAATCATCCTGGGAGAAAAGATAATGGCTGGTCCATGGGAAAAATACGCTACTGAAGAATCTGGTCCTTGGACTAAATATGCTGGCCCAGTAGATGAAACTATGCCAACTGGCGAAGCATTAAAGCGTGGTTTTGGCTATGAGATGAGCAAGGCTTATGCTGGCGTAGCCCCTATGTTTGGCGGCAAAGGAAAATCTCCAGAAGAACTTGCGGCAGAAGAGGCTGCATTATCAGAACATGGCGGGTTTCCTGCATCTGCTGGGCGGTTTGCGGGTGAAGCTGTCAAGATGGCTCCGACAATGCTTATCCCTGGAGCTGGTCCTGCCGCTGTTCTTGGCCGTGTAGCCGGATCTGCTGGTTTATCCGCAATGATGGAACCAGAAGATAGAACAAAAGCCGCTATGATTGGAGGTGCTGGTGCGCTTGGTGGTGAAGCTGTTGGCGCTGGTCTCAGCAAGCTAATTCGCGGTCCTGTTGCACAGCCTGGAGTTAAAGAAGCGTATGAAGCTGGCTTGCGTCCATCATTTGCTCAAGCAATCGGCGGCGGTGTAAAACGTTTTGAAGAAACGATGGAATCTAGTCCGTTGATTGGTCCGGCTATTACTGGTCAACAGCGCAGAGCAATGGAAAGTTTTAACACATCAGCTATTGGAAAAATCATAGACGATCTTAACCGAGACTTGCCGGAAGCGAAGCAAATTAATGTTGGTGATATTCCAGCAGGTCGAGAAGGTTTCTTAAAAGCAGAGCAAGCGGCTAAAGAAGCCTATGGAAAATTGACTGAAAATACATCTGGATCTATGACGCCAGAGTTTGAATCAGGGCTGCAGGGAATTAGAGAT